GGTAATTCTTTGATGAAATCGGCTGATTTCATTTTACTAAGATCTATTATTTTTTCTGACATATTATAATAATTTTTTAAATTTTATACTTTACTGTAGTTATCGTACAATTACTTGTACAATTTCATTTGCATTATCTGCACCTGATATGGCGATAAAATTAGTAGTACCAGTTGCAGTTTTTACACTGGTAAATCTATTATGAACCAAGATACCATCTGGTTCTACATAACCACACTTCAGATTTGCTACTGCAGAGATATAGTTACAAATAGCAAAACCTTGAACAGCTACCGTTACTTCTACAGGGAAATTACGTTGACCTTCATAAGCAGGATTAATACTATCCGTTACTGCTATACCTAAGTAAATTTCAGTATTAACTCCAGTATAAGGTTTAATTGTACCATCATCAAGGATAGCTACAGGTTGACCCTTTGCAATCTTTACAGGCTTACCACTATCTAACTTTACTGAAAAAGCTTGGTGAAGCTTGTGAGATTCATGTTTGTAAATAACTACTCTAGGAGTTTCTTCTCCCATTATAGTAAGAGGCTTGTTTTCACTCATAATATAAAGTATTTTAAAAGTTTAAGATTCTGATTTATACTGATTCTTACGGCTAAGAATATTTGAAGTTGCTTGAGCTGTATCTAAAGGAGCTTCTGAATTTTCTGTAGTTTCTTCCTTTTTATCTTCCTTAGAAGAAGCTCGAGTTAAATCCTTAGAACCACATGATTGACAATGTAAAGGGAACATCTCCTCTAATTTCTGTTGATAAGACTTATTAAGTCCCTCTAGAGTAATTAAAGGAGTAGTATCTGCACTAAGCATTACATAAATAGGATCTTCCTCTTTGAAACTATCTCCTTGTATTTTCTTGTAATTAGCCTGAGCTTTTTCACGAAGAGATGTAATATAAGTTTTACCAACCTCAGCCTGTTCTTTAAGACTATTGTTTTCAGAAGTTAGTTTATTAACCTTCTCTTCAAGAGTAGTTTTCTCAGAAGTTAGTTGATTAATAGTTTCGGTAAAAGAATTTTTACCTTCTATTAATTGCTTAACCATTGAAAGAGCTTCATCAACAGTTTTTTCTTTTCCTTCAGATAGAGTAAGCATATTTTCTCCGAAAAGCTTCTCCAAAAATTCTTTAAGTTCTTTATCCATATTATCTATTTGTGATTGTGAATTATTCGATTTATTATTATTTGATTGAGTATTGTAGTACTCAAAATCAGTTTTATTATCTAAGAAGAAAAATTCTTTTCCACCATTTTCTTCATGTTCTTTATAAGTTTCATAAGTTTGTTTTGCAAATGTAGGATTTACTATCTTACCATCTTTACCTATCTTCTGAGCAAAAGTATCTGCTCCATGAGATACCAAAGAAGTTTCAGTATACCTTATAATACCTGTACAAACCTTACAAATGAAATTACCTTCACTATCATAAGTTCCTAATTTATCCCAAAAATCGGAATCTTCTAATTCAGGATGTGATTTATCCCAAGTAAACTGTATTGTAACTGAATTACTATGGATAGATGGAGGATCCATTAATATACCTCTAGCAATTCTCGGATTAGCCTTACCATCTATCTTAAGTATACCATTTATACCTGCAGGTATAGTGTAACCATCTACCTTATAAGATTCTTGCCATACTACTTTTGATACAGAGCCTATAGCATTACCTATATCAGTACTATGATCACAATTTACAGTTTGTCCTACTAATAGGGGCATAGAAGCTTTTAGTACACCATTTCTACTAAAATCTACTGGGTTCCAATTTTTAGAAACTATAGCTGCAGACAGTAGCCTGAACATAGGTTCTATAAATTCACTATCATTAGGTTTAAGATCTTCGGGTTTAAGATCTGGGTAGTATGTATTATAATCAATATCACTCCCAAAAAAACCCAATCTCATTATAGATTCTTTTGAGGTATTATTCCATTTGAAATAATTCTCAGAAAATGTAGTCAGGTTATCCTTATCTTGAATGGCATTAGGTATATTACCCATTAAGATAGAATGACCTGCTCCGATAACCATAGATTCCTGGAAGCTATGGTTTCTTCTTGTAATTGGTTTTGACATATATTATCTTTCTTTAGGATTTTGATCTTTTCTCTTTGGTTGAGATTTAGATTTATCTCTTCCTCTTCTATCAGATTTAGATTTATCTTCTTGACGCTTATCATCATCTGTAGCTTTCTTACCATTATTCTGATCCTCTATTGGAACTCTAGGTTCCTCCTCATCAGGACTATCATATCCCATTTCCTGAGCATACTGTAACATAGATATAATACCATCTCTATATAAAGCATTTAGATTTTGTACTTTATATTGAAGAGCTTGTTGTATTTTAATATCATCAGATACTGTAGCAGGATTCCATGTAATCTTAATACCTTTATGATTAAATCCAGCAAGTGTTAACTCTAAAGAGTATAAGAATTCAAGAACATTACCGACTAAACTCTGGATAACCTTTAATTGAGAAATTAATTTAGATAAGTTAATACCAGCTCCTCCCTCTGTATTAGTATCATTAATACCTATAAGAGCACTATTAACACCTAAACCATTAGCTACAGATTGTTGATTTAGATTCCAAGGTATATTCAGATTACCCATATCTTGGGTAGTAGAATTTAGTTTGAATTCATGGTCATCTTTATAACCAACCACTAACCCATCTTTCATTCCTTCTCTTAATCTACGCTTTAACCTAAATAATTCTCTATCTAATCTAGCAGCATAAGCATTACTACTCTCTGTAGCATTTTGTATAGGTTTTTCCATTAATACTTCCATAAACCCTATTAAACCAGCATTCTCCATTATATTTTTAAAATTAATTCTCATATCAGATTGACCTTTTAGAGAATCCAAAGCTGCCATGAAAGGAGGTATACCGTATGGTTCATCAGTATCATTATACATACCAACATACTTATAGGTAAGAGTATTTAGCTTTATATAAGTATCTTTACCTATAGCTAAATTAGCATAGCTTTTTTGATATGGCTGATATACACCATCACTCTCTCTTTTAAATAAGATATTATCAGGTTTAATAAAAACTACAGTAGATAATCCACTTAAATCTCTATTAGGAACTCCCTCTACAGAAATAGCTCCGCCTATCAATAGTTGAACTATCATCTTATTAGCTAATCCATCTATACCAGCTGTATAATTAGACCACTTCTTAGTAGATCTTTTTAAATGATCTACCATAGCTTCAGCTTCCTTAGTAGAATTGTTAGGAAATTGAACTCTATGACCAGTATTAGTAAGTTGATACATATCTTGTAGAGCCTTACTAACATCTGGATTAACCTTATATAATTTCCTTAATAATTGTATTACTTCAACCCTAAAAGATGGGTCTACCATACAATGGAAATCTTTAAGAGAATAAGTTAAACCTGATACACCATCATCTGGTATAGATACTCTACCAGGATCTATACCAGTAATTTTTTTATTTTCTCTATTACTAGTGATTGTATTAATCTCTTTATCTCTAGTAATATTGAATCCCAGTATTTTCATATTATCTTGGTTGTATTATTACTTGTTTTTTACCTTTTCGAATATGATTAGTTATTGCTTTACCCATAATACTATCATCTGCGTAAACATCTGATTCTAAACCATCTTCACCTTCAAAATTAGCTTTATGCTTACCCATAGCTACAGGTCTACCTAAACTATCATAGATAAATGTTTTGGACTCGTGTATAAAAAAAGGGTCTTTTACAACCACTGAATCATTACGTATATCCGATTCCAAACCATCTATAATTACTGGTCTGTTTTTATTTACAGTTAACCATCCTGGAGATTTATCTACTTCTGGTCTGGGTTTACCTTTCTTTCTTATCAGTTTCTGATAATAATATAAGTTTGGATACCCCTCAGTTTGTAGAGCCATAGTTACTGCTAATCCTACATCATTAGATTCGGGAGCTAAAGTAGCATAGTTAAATAATCTACCTGTATCTCCCAATAAGATAGCATATTTATCTACAGACATTCTACCTTTATATACAGCTTGTTCCTCTCCATATTTATCCATACAAGTAAAAGCAGAGTAGTCACTAGCTCTACCAGTGGCAACGTCTGCTCCTATGAAGTATTCTTTATCATCTTCAGGCTCTAAGAATTGAAGATATTGACCATTATACCTTCTCTTTATAATAGGATAATCCATTAAGCAATCTTCTATAGCTTTAATATCTACCATATCAAATACAGTATTACCTGAAGATAAGAAGTCACCATCAATCTCTTGAGCAGTTCTTCTAGGTCCCAATGCAAGAGACATCTCATCATACCAAGCCTGATCTCTTTCTGGGTGCATTTCCCAAAATAATCTAATAGCATTGAAATTATTTCCTCCAGATAAAGCATTAACCCAAGTACTATGGTAGAAATTACCCATACCCATTGGAGTAGAATTTATAATAGCTTTTCCACCATTAGATAGTGTTGGAAATGCAGCTGCCCATATTTGATAAGCCCATCTTACAATAGCTGCTTCATCTATAACCAATAGAGTAAGAGATTCAGAACGACCTGCTTCAGAAGAAGTAGGTATAGATTCTATAAAGGATCCATTCTCGAATTCCATCATAGAGGCAGATCCATATTCTCCAGCTCTACCATTTATGATAGGTACCTGTAAGAAATAAGGTAAGTTTTTATACATGAACTTAATCTTCTTAAGTACTTTCTTAGCAGTAGAATCCTTGATAGATATAATATTTATCTTAGTATGAGGATGATACATTGCTAACCATAAGCAGTACATGGAGATAAGTTCTGTAATACCGGCCTGTCTGAATTTTAAGATGATATTAAACCTATTTCTAATGAATTCATATAGTACAGATTTTTGATAGGGATATAAATCAAAATGTACCCTACCTCTTATTGGATGGACTACGAAGATAAAGGTAGAGAAGAAAAAGATATCATTCACTACCTTAGAGATTATATGTACTTGCTCTGTAGTTAAACCTACAGAGGTTTCTATTTTCATCTTAGCCATGATTTAAATTTATAAACCAAATTTATTTTAATATCAGTATTAATATTTTTACTGGTACCTCTAGAGTTGTTTAAACAACCTTCTAGAGAAAAATCTAACTTATAAGTAGAAATATTAATACCAGTACCAAAATCTATTTCTTTGTTAAAAATAGTGTACCCACCTCTAATATAAGGATAAATTTGTACTGGATATACTTTCTTAAAAGTTAATCCTTGAGATGGTGTCCAATTATAAGAATATCTGTTTAAATCTATTTCATAGCTTACTGTACGAAATTTTGAAGTTGGAGGATTAAAAGAGGAAAGCTTTAATTCTTTCCTGTTTAATAAAATCTGAACCAAAGAATCCTTTTCGAAATTAGGGAGATTTTCCAAGTATTCAGTATTACTGAAAGAAGGATTAGAGATATTAGAATCTCTATCGTTACAAGAAAGCCATTTATTGTGATCTAATGAAGAAGAGAGTTTTGATTTTTTCAAATCTCCAGAATTCCAATAAAGGATATTTTTTGGGTTCAGATTACCTTTATAAGCAGGGATTTCCCTAAACTTATTAGAGGTTGTGTATATGGAAGTAGATTGGGTTTTCTTTCCCATATACTTTGAATCAGTATTAGCAACGTATTTAACAACCGTACGATTTAGTTTAGGTTGATACTTACTCAACTGATTACTTAAGGAAAAATTCCTGAAGCAAAGATATATAGTAATAATTAAAAGAATTAGGCAAAGGATTTTTAAGATAATTATTTTTGCCTTATCCTTGAGATTAAGTCCTTGAAGTAAGGATTTTGTGATTTTATTTTTCTTTGTTGTGATAGGATATTTCCACATAGTGATTTGTGATTTTAAATTTGTGAATATAGGATTTACTTTTTAGGATTACCTGGAATCCCAAATCCCTCGCGCACGCGTATAAAGCTAAGAGGATATTATATGGGTAATTAATTTATATTATATTAATATATCTAAAGATATATAATTAATATAATTAAATTATAACCCTAAAAAATATATCCAAAAATAATAATAAAAAAAATAAACCGAGATACCTGGAGTAGGATTTTTAGGATTTATGTGATTAGGATTAATGATTTATTTCTTATCATCTCATTTCATCCTTCGGATGAAAAGTAATACTTCGTGAACGAAGTATTACGATAAGAGAGATTTCTTAAACCATACTCCTATTTGATAGACAGATCCTTTAGCTAAAGTATATCTTGCTTTGTTAAGCCAGTAGAGATATTCCTTTTCAGATGAGTTATTCATATATATGAGGAAATCTTTAGGTAATCCCATTATATTTCTGAAATCCAATATTCCTAAAGGATAACCATCAGGTCTAAATTGCCTATCAGATGGTCTTAAAGTTAATGGAGCTTTATCAGCTTCTAATTTGTATACTCCTGGAAGTGTAGACATCTTAGAAGTTTTAATAGGCCATTTCTTTTCAGATTTGAAATCTGAAATCCATAATTTCCTAATCTCCTTTACGGTAAGATTTTTCTTTTCAGGTAAGGCCCTATAATCATACATCGCTAACTTTTTATTTAATGGCGGCATATAATTATCTTTATTTCCTTTAAAATAAGAACACTCCAGTAAATTTCTAGAGCTTAAAGGAGTATCTACTCTAAATATATTATTAAACTTATTTAAGAAGCTCTTAGATTTAAATTTAATTCCTATGATAATTAACCTTTTCCTTGATACCTGGGAATTACCAAAATCACTTACTGAATTCTGATGATAAATTAATTTATATCCAGGTACCTGGATCTCAAAAAATTCTTTTGGCAATAGAGTTACCAATCGAGGTAAATTTTCTATTAGGAAAACTTTTGGCCTATATTTATTTATTGCCTTAAGAACTAAATTTAGAGATTTATTATGTTCAGGTTTACCTAATTGTTTAGATTTTGAAAGCCTCATTATGGAAGAAGCTCCACAATCGGGTGAAGAAATTATTATATTTGGCCTTAAATTATCAGGTAATTCCTCTTTTAAGAAAGGTACATTACCAAAATTTAATTTCCATTGTTCTTCTCCTTTAGTATGAAATACTGACCTTGGTTCAATATTAGCAATTAAATTCTCTTTAAACGGAAAAAGCAGGGCTCCTTGCCCTGCTGATATTCCTAATACTCTAATATTCTTCATTTCATAATCAATGAACAAAGGATTACAGAAATTAGTGATGCTAAAGAACCATATAATATAGGTCCCATAATTTTAAGGAAATCCTTTACATTAATCTTATCCTTACTATAAAAAAATCCTGCAATTCCTAAAACTACCGAAATCAATATAGTAACTATCATACTGTAGATACTTATTACTACACTATTAGTGAATAGATGTTCACTGTGAAAAGAGTAAAAACCTACCAATATACCTATAATTATTAAGGTATACCAATTACAAAACCATTTTAATTTTCTCATGGTGATTTGTGATTTTAAATTTGTTTATAATAAAGCTAATAAAGCCCAAAATAAGATACCAAAAAGGCCATATTTAATATCCTTTTTATCGAAGAAATCATCTTCAGTTTTATTATCCCACATTTCCTTTAAGTAAGAGATAGAAAAACTAACTAAGATTCCAAGTGACCAACTCAATCCAAATATATTGGAAAAATGTTGAGTTAATTTAAATACAACTTCAGCTATTAGATAGCATACTATCATATGCCATACTAACTCTGAAGGAATAGAGCATAGCTTTTCTGCGATTTTTTGATACAATTTTCTCATATTATTCACTTTTATATTTGTTATAAGCGTTCATTAACTTAATATCATATTTATTTTGAGCATAACCAGGTCCATTATATGCTCTTGCAAAAGAAGCCCAGTGTTTAGTGTTTAAAAACTTAACTAAGCCTTGTTTGAAGAGAAATTTTATAGTTAATTTCAATTGTTCCTCCTCAGATTCTTTCATTTTATCAACAAATTCTTCTACATTAGAACAACCATACATAGCATAGTTCATACCCATTATTTGAAATAATCCCCAAGATGCTGATTGTAAGGCTAATTTCTTATCTATTCTCATAGCTTGTTCAAGCCTTGTATATTCTAAAATACCTCCTTTGTACTTCTTTCTATCCCAAACTGGGTAAACTACCTGAGGAAATTCATTCTTTAGTTGATTTAATCTTACATTATTTACTACTTTACTCAGCAATCTGTAGAATATATGACCCTCAAACAGTATTTTAGGCTTACCATTTGGTAAAAAACCACTTCCACCAGATTCTATTTCTTTAACAGCTAATAAAGCAGCTGGATCAATTTTAAACTCTTTAGCTATTTCAGCTATTCTCTCATTGGTTAAAGTTTTCATATTCTAAAAATTTAAAATTACATACATTAATGTAGTGAGTATTGCTTAACACTATCTAGATTAGAGCTTTTTCTATAAAGTTATAAGGGTTTTTATCTTTATCCTAAGATATCCTCAGAAGGTATATAAGTGGATATCATAGGTTCCTTGCATATATAAAATAAAAGTATTAATTTTGCATTATCAATTAAAAATAATAAAATAAATGGAAAAATTAAAATTAAAATTAAAATTAAAAGACCAAGTTCTATATTTTGATGGTTTTACTCAATTGGAGTTAACCACAGTAATATCAGACTTCGAAGATGGTACAGTTAAATTAGCTAATGGAGTTATATGCTCTAATGAAGTAATTAAGAAAACAGGTAACTATAAAAGAAAAGATTACCTTAAGGGATCTAAATTTGAGGGTTGGATTAAGAAATATGATTCTAATTCAGAAGATTTATATAAGGCTTACCTATTTAAGAGAACTCTCAATAGTAAATTAGAGAACATTAAGAATTCCTTCATAGGTATAAATGTAAAGATGCTCCTTGAAAAGGAAGGTCTCTTAGAGAAAGTAGTTAATATTAGTAAATCGTTAGATAAATTAAGTAGTAAATGCAAGCAATTATAAATATAATATACTGGATATACCTTATACTGTTCCCTTTTGCATTAATTCTAACCGTAGTTAGAGAACATCAAACCTACAGTATAAAAGATGCTCCCAATAAAGTACTTGGATTTATATATCACTTACTTACAGTATGGTTGATCCTACCAATATTTATCATTAGTAAAATTATAAAGATATGAGGTTATATTTCGATAAAAATTTCAGATTTGGAGGATACTCTACTTCTGTAGAAGAATATGGAAATGAAGCTATTAGCTTCGGATTAGAATACCTACTTCTATTCTTAGTAGTTATAATAGGACCTTTCTCAGGATTTGTAGGATTATGGTTAACCGATTCCTACAATAAAGCAGTAGAGGAAGAGAATGCTAAAATTAGGAAATCTAAGACTAAGGGTAAGAAGAAGTATCATAAGAAAGCTCCAGCAATTGCCTGGATCCTATCTATCTTATTTATAATAATAGGATCATTCTTATGGATGATTATCGCTAATGATTTAACAAACTAAGGATATGAAGAACTGTATTATTTGCCAAGAACCTCAAAACTTAGAGGATTTCGATGAAAGATTAGATATCCCTAAGATAATGAAATTAGATGGATTATGTTTTAGATGTGCATATTGGAAAATGAGATTTAGAGAAATGTATGGAGTTAATGCTAAACTTCCATCTCTAAGTTATGTAGATAACCTTATGCCTTCACTAAAGTTTACTTTAGATCCTATTATTAGAGGTATCACTAAGGATTATGAAAGGGTTACCTTGCATATTGATAAACCTAATCCTATTAGATTGAATCAATATCAACCTTATCTAATCCAAGGGCAATATGATAAGTATTTGGTTAATGTAAAGAGAGTTACCTATCAGGGAATTATATCTCCTCACCTAAGACCTCTCTTTATACCTAATCTAACCTTATTGGATAATCTAGAAACCATAAAGTTGATAGATTTAAATTCTACAGTTATAAAGGATAATTTATACTACATAATATATGATTGAGGTTAATTGGATTTTAGATTATAATTTAAATACTAAGGAGTTTGAGGCAATCCCCAAAGATAAGGTATTAAAGAAGATGACTAATAAGGATTTAGCCATGTTAATTTCCTTATTAGAGATTCATACTTACAAGGAGATTGAAGTAGTAAATCATTATAATAAGGATATAGTTATTACTTATGTTATTACTCAAGTAGTTAAATATCAGATGATGAAGCACCAAGCTAGGTTTATGGATTATAGGGTTTCGATTATACTTAATTTGGTACTGGGTTTATTTATTATACTATTATTCCTTCTTAGGTAACAAGGTAACAAGGATCTCCTTAATACGAGGCTCAAAATTTCGAGGTAGTGGGAAGGGGACACGGTTGTGCATTTTTAATTTTAACAAATAAAAAAGTAAGGGACAAATATTTTTGTAAATATCCCTTACTTTTATTTATTTTCTAAAGATTTTATTTTGTAAAATCTTTTATTTCATAACCCACGTACACACCAAATAAAAATACTAAAATAAATATTATATATAACATAATTTAAAAATCTTCATCTATATTAGAGTAATGTAGTAATATTTCGTAATCTGTATATTTACATACTGATGTAAATATGGATAATTTTTAAGTTCTGTAATATAACAATTTATTTCATTTTTTATTTTTAAGATATACAATAAGAGTTTTTCAAACTCTTTTGTAAATCATTAATTATCCAATCTATGTTAATATCTTTTTTATTACAATTAAAAACTATATTCATAGTTTTTAAAGAATAAGATTTATAATTATAAATATTATAAGATATTTCTAAATTTATTGTATTTCTAAAGAAATTACAAACTTGATTAAGAAGGTACTCTATATTGTTAGACCGATATAATTTTGTTTCGGTATAGATTTCTTTTAAGAATTTATTAAATTCTTTTTTAATTTTGATAGTAATTATATGATTATCAAAATTTTCTATATCTATATTATTATAATCTTCAATTTCTTCTTTTGTAAAAAGATTTTTCAAATAATCTGTATTCATAATATTAATATTTTTAATATTTAGGGTGCAATTGCACCCTAAATAAATTTTGTTTTACTTTTTACAAATGTTTAACGCTTGTTGTAGTATATCCTTTTTTTCTGTTTTTAAATTTTCATTGCAAACGCTTTGCAATGAATAATCATTAGCAACATAAACTTGTTTATAAAACTCATTAAAAGAAGAAATTAATTTTTTCTTTTTTGTTTCGTCTTTTTCATCTATTAAAGAAGAACAAATAGAATATAAAGTATTTCTTAATTTTTTACGTAATGATTTTTTTTCTTTATCATTACATTCTGAAAATATTTCAGATTTATAAATACTTTCTTTTTTTGTACCCAAATTAGTTTTAAGTAAACCGCTTGTTTCTTTTTGCAAATTTGCTAAAATACTTTTTGCATCAGTAATTTTGTTTGAATTAATTACTTGTTGTTTTTTTTTCTCTACTTTTATATTATTCTTTTTTGTCATAAAATTGCTTTCTTTCGTTTTTATTTAATTAGTATTTTCAGTTAGACGATTGAAAGACTTTTTAATTAACTAACTTTCTAATACTTTTATTTCTTTATTACAATGCAAAGATACGAACTATTTTTTTATTATGCAAATATTTTAATAAGAAATTTCAATAAAAAATTAATTCTTGATTTAAATCAATTAATTATTTTATTTTTTATTTTTAAGAAAAAATTTTCTTTTAATTAAAAAATTCTTTTATTCGTGTGCGTACATTATATAAATTATATAGAAAATTTGCTATTTAATTATTTCGACTTTGCAAAAATTTGGGGCAATATTAGGGGTTTTGGTGAAAAGTTGAGGATATTGTTTGTAGGTATGATTGAGGAAATAGTTTAAGATTAGATGAGTTAAAGTTGAAGATATTATTTGCATTTTGCATTAAATGGCAGGTTTGGCAAAGGTTGGAGGATTTGGGGCCTCTTGATTTGTGAATAGCCTTGTAAGCATTATATATACCGGAACTGTTTTAGTCGTTGTATATATTATTAGGATAGATTAGATACTCAGGTAACTTTGTAAGCTTTTGTAACTTTGATAAGCTTTAGCAAGTTAGTTAGGCATGTTTCTAGTAAAGCTAATTGCTTTAATTAGTATTTTCAAAGTAATTATAATCAGTAAATACTAGGTTTTTGATTTAGGTAACTTAGAAAGGCCATACCTGGACTTAATATCATTCCCATAATAAAAGCCAAGAGGATTAGGTCTTGGCTTTTAAGAGATTAGAGTTCTTTGAGATTCTGTTTTGTTACTAGTTCTGTTAAGTTTTCTATTTCTATATGATGTTTGAAATCATATTTGATTACTTTCCATTTGAGTTGGTATAATCTTAAGAGATAACGATTTGGTGGATATCCTTTGAGATCTTTAGTAATCTCTAGTAGAATAATGAAGAGATTAGGCCATAAGTCATAATAGTAGAAATTATTCATCACCTTGTCTAATAGTTTAGTGAGTAATGAATAAATGTGATCGAATGCTTCTGGTAAATCTTCTTTAGATATTTCTAATAGAGTAGGTTCTAGTCCACTTTGTTCTCCCAAGATAGAGAAGAAGTGTTTTCTGATGAATTCATGTTTTTCATTAAAGAAATAAGTCTTAATGAAATCTACTGTGAAGCTTACTCCAACTTTGTAATTAGAGTAGAGTAAGTAATAATATTTATCATCTATGTTCATAATATTAATATACTTTTAAAATGAATTTATATGTTTTACCACTATGTTCAGAACTGAAATCTCCTGCATTATCTGGATCCAAGATCTCCATTAATATCATTGTCTCACCAGGGTTAATATCTTTTTGAGATTCTATTTCCCAAATCCATTTAGATCCTCTCCATTCAAGTTCTGGATCTTCTATATCCTCTAAGGATATTGATTTAACTTTTAATCCTAGTTGTTCTATTTCCTTAACTTGATCAAGGATAAGCTCTAAGGTTTCTGGGTTGGGGTTTTTAATCTTTGTTATTTGCATAATGACTAAAATTTAATTTGTTAATACTTTAATTTTATTTATAGTACAAAATTACATATAATATTTTAATTATGCAAATATTTAATATACTATTTTATTAAAGCTGAGGATTAGAGTATGGATTGGTTAAATTCTTATACATTTAGGATTAATTCTAGAGCTCTAAAATCTAATCTATTTATATTTTCTTAGATCTTATCTTAAGTTATTACTAAGATAATGAGGCCATAGATAGTCTTAATGCTTTCAATATTAAAAAGCCCTTGAGATTTGATTCCCAAGGGTTATAGAGGATTACCAAGTAAGGGTAATTTCTCTATCTTTAGGATTTAAGTGAAAGTAATAGTATTATCTCCCTTGAATCTGAAATTATAGAAATCCTTGTTGAGATTATGAGATAAAGTTGAAATCAGATCTATTAAGGATTCCATTGTTTTTTGATTTTCCATTGTGATTAAAAGTTAAATGTTAATGTTTTGTTTTTGATATCGATTTGCCATGTAAAGTTGTAAAATAAGTCTGGGAATGTTACGCCATCTAACCAGTTAGTGATAAAGTCATCTAAGTCATTATCTAGACTATAGAGACTTAATGATCTGTATGATTTACAGGTTAATGACTTTTCTGTGATTTCGAAATCATAGAGTTCTAGATCTTCTTCACTATGTAATCGAGATATAAGATCGAAGAGTTCTGATAATAAGTTAGAGTTTAAATGGATTTTTTGCATAATCTTATATTTTAATTAGTTAATATTATATTTATTACTACAATGCAAAGATACTAAATTATTTTTAATCTATAATATTATTTTATATAATATTTATATCCTACTGGAGCTCTGTTGTGTTATAAATTAGAACATTACTTGATGAGATAGAGATTCTTTTGAGAATTTATCGATTTCTGTTACTAATGCTAAGACATCGTATAATTCTAGGAATTGATTTATGTCTTGCAATGCAGCAAGATTTCGAAATAAATCTGGGATAATATCGTAGAGATAGTAATCTGATATAGATCTTTGTTCTATGGTCTTATCTAGTATTTCTTTTAGATAAGCTTTTAGTTTATTAGAGAAGTTAGAGACTTTCTCTGGTGGGATGATTGCAATAGTATAATAAGAATCTCCGAGTTCTCTGATCTGATTTTGTATTTCAGTAGGGAGATTATCTGAGATATTCTCTGGAGTAGATTCTTCGAATTGATATTCAGGGAAGTCTTTGATATAAGTACTCTTGTAGTAGTTCTCTGTGCAAAGATAATGAATGTTGTTCATTGTAAAAATTGGAGATTTTGAAATTTGCATAATATTGTTTATTTAAATTGTTAATACTTTAATTAATTATTATAATGCAAAATTAAGAATAATATTTTATATATGCAAATATTTTATATACTATTTTAATAGGGCTGAGGATCTGTTAATGAGGTGAGGAATCTCTGGGCCATCTATGGTATCTTCGAAATCTTTAATTTAAATCCTCAAGTGTAATCGTTAATCTTTAATTTACACATACCTTTTAGCGTTATATAATAAATGGCCTTAAAGTAACCTGGGATCTATATCCTAAAGGCCCTTTATCTCTAAATCCTAATATCCTCTAATCCTAGATCCTAATCCTTATACTTATTATATATATATAATATAAACTAAACGATATGTGATAAAGGATATATCTAATCCTAAATCCTAATCTCTAAATCTCTAAAGCCTTGTAACTAAGTTAGCGATTTTACGATTATAAGATCCTCTCTAACCCCAAACGGAGATAAATACTAAATCAAAGGTTACACTAAGGAGATATTCTAGTACATATTAATATACTTACTAATAAATACTTACTTATTACACTACTATAAACTAAAGAAAATCCCATATCTCTAATCCTAAATCTCTAAATCACAAATCCCCTACTTATATTATATATATAATAAACTAAACTAAGGATCTAGGATTTAGAGATATCCTAAAATCTGATAGATACTACTAATAGCTCTACTCTACTCCCAACTAAAGACTTTCAATATATCACCTAAATCCTCAAATCTCTACATCCTATTAAGTCTTATTATATATATATA